CGGATCGCTGCGCATTTTGGATGCGCTCCTCCTCGATGGCGAGACGCGCGACTATATCATCCTGCTCTCGCCGCGATTGGTTGAACGCTGCCTGCGCGATCTGCAAGTCCTCGTATTGCTTCAGCCGCGCCTTCGCAGTTTCGTCGCCCTTGGCCTTGGCGCGCATCTCCTCAAGTTCAAGCTTGATCCGTCTCCGCGCCGCCTCCTCCGTCCTGCCGGTCATTTCGAGAATCTGCGCGTTGATGCCAGTCAGTTTGTCCTCGTAAACTTTCAGCGAAGCGTCTTTTTGTAAGTCTCGAATCACGGCAGCGGTCGCGCTTTTTTGTTGCAATGCCTCTCGCTCTCCAAGAAGTGAATTGAGCTTGGCCTCAGCCGCGATCTTTTGATTTGGGTCACCCTGCGCCGTCGCCAACTTGAGCGCATCTTGCTGCGCCCTGATCTTTGCGTTCATCGCCACCATCTCGGCGCGGTCAGCCTCCTCGGCGATCGTGCGCCGCATCGCATACTCCTCCCTGATCGTTAGGAGATTCATCGAGGAGTATTGCGTCAGGATCGCGCTGCGTTGCTGCTCCAAGTCTTTCGCCTGTTTCAAGGCGATGTCGGCTCGCACCTTGTCCAGTTCAATCTGGCGCTTGGTGTCGGAATCGGTCAGCTTGAAATCCAATCCTTGCTTCGTCCCAAGGCGTCGCGTCATGACGTCCTGTTCGCCAGCACCAGGTAACGCGAGAGCTTCCTGGCGTTGCAGGAACTTGGCGAACTCCACTTGGCGCTTGATGGAATCCATCATGCGTTGCATGTCAGCCTCGCGCTGCGTGTCGCCCTTCGCCGCCGCCTCATCGCGCTCCGCCTCGAACTCCCGCAAGGCGGTCGTCATGGACTTGATGTTCTCGCCCGCTGATCTCCACGGGTGCCCACCGATCTGTCCGGCGAACTCCCCGAGCCCGGACCAGAAGCTGCCGGCCATGCGAGATGCCTCTTGCAATTGCTTTAACAAGTTCCCAAGCGCCGGGATGACGGCGTTGATGATCGTTTCCTTGCTGTCCTCGAACGCGAGCTTGAGCGCGCGCCACGATTTCTCTAGCCGCTCGGCGTCTAACGCCTGCTCTCTCGTGATGCGTCCTTGCACGTCGCCCGCTTCGGCGAGGTCTTTCATCAGCGGGATCAACTGCGCGCTACCGCGGCCCATCAACGCCATCGTCACCGCGACCTTCCCGGCGCCGTCCTCGAACCTGCCGAGCGCCCGCGAGATGGCGAGGAACGCCTCGCCGGGCTTCATCGCGGTAACAGCGTTCACGTCTAACCCGAGCGCCCGGATGGCCGCTGAGGCCGCGTTGCCCTTCTCGTCGGCGGTCTCCAAGTTGCGGCCGAGCTTGGCGAGCGCCCCGCCGAGCATGTCCAAACTGACGCCTGAAATCTCACCCTGCCGACGCAGCGCGTCGAGCGTCCGAACGTCGTCGCCGAGCGTGTCCGCGAGATCGTCGAGCTTGGCGCGCAACTCGATGGACTTCTGCATGAACGCCTGCAACCCGAGAATGCCGCCGCCTATGCCTAGGACTCCACCAACTAAACCGAACGCCATCGACATCTTGCGCGACGCGCTCTCCGCGAGGTGGACTGCACGGCCCAGGTCGCTCTGCAACCGGACGACGTTTGCCGACAGTTCCAGAACTAGGCTGCCCATCGACGAGGCCATAGCTATCCCTTTCGTTTCATTACACTAGCCGCCGCCATAGCAGCGCGCAGCCGACGCGACAGATCAACGCTTTCGTCGCGCTCAAGATACGGCATGAAGTCCTTGGGCTTGAACGCAGAGCCGTCGCGCTTCTTGGCCATCGAGTTAGCCGTAGTTGAAGCGATGATCGCCGCCCGCAGGTCCGCGCGTTGCTCGCCCCACGGGTCAATACGAGAGAGCGCGAACCACTGGCCCAACTCGCTCGGGCGCATCTCGCGCAGCATCCGCGAAGGGCTGGCGTAGCCGAGCGCCAGCGCTAGGGTGAGTATCAGCCGCCGCTCGGGGCGGCGTCGGAGTTTTTTGCTTCGACCTCGCCGTCAAGCCCATTCACCCTCGCGGCCGCCACCAGCAAATCCGACACGCGGCGGCGCGACGCCCGCTTGAGCTTCGGGATGTCGTCGTCGGTGAACGTCTGCTCCCCGTCCTCCTCGAACACGCTCCGCACGAGCAACCGATAGGTAGCGTCGGAGTCGTCCTTCAGCATCGGCAACTCCGCCGCAGAGGCCAGCTCGCGCACGATCACCGTGCGCTTGCCGAACTTAACGCGCTCCTCACGTCCAGCCAGATAACCCTCGTCCTCTGGTTTCATGACTTACGCCCAAGTGACTACGCCATCGATCTCGATGGTGATCGCCGCCTTCACCGCGGCATCCACGCCACCCGACAGGACGAAGCCCAGCACGTAGCCGAAGAACGTCAACGTCGTCGGGGTGGCGTCGGTCAGCGTGATACGGAACTCAGCACGCGTGCGCGCGGCGCGCGCGGTGCGCAGCGTGTTGTGGCTTGTGTTGTCGGGGTCGAGGTTCACGTTGAAACTCACCTGCCCCTCGTCCGGCAGGCCCATCATCTTCTCGCGCATCGTCGAGTCGAGGTTCGAGATGTCGATCACGCTCGCCTGCCCGCCGGGGCCTGAAAAGTCCGTGATGTTCCCGATGTTGGCGAACGATGTCGGGCTGCCCACTGATACAGCGAGTTTGACGCCTTGTGTCTCAATTGCGCTTGGCATAGTTGCACTCCTTTACGTTACGTGGAAACCACAGGAAAAATCCATGACCACGCCCGGTTGCCCGGTCGTCGGATCGTAAGTGTCGCTGTCGAAGAGCATGATGCTTGTGAACTGTGCGGCAGCCGTCTGCATCCTAAGTCTAATCACCTCGGCGATCTGACGCGCGCGATCCGTAGTCAACGCCCACACCGTCACCTGCACGCGGATGCGCAGCGTGTTGCCGTCCAGGCCGTCGATGTCGTTCTCCGGCTGCGTGATCACGCGCTGATAGACTACCGCAGGCAGCGCGACTTTCTCCGGGAGCACCAGCGGGTGCATGCGTTCGCCAACCATTCCGGTAAGCGTCGCGTCAGCGGCGAGATGCGCCTTGAGCGATGACTCGAAGCTCATACAGTCAGCCTCGCTTGGACGCCGAACTTGGCGCCGAGTTTTTCAATCTCCTTGGCCATCGTTTCCGCCGCCAGTCGCCCAGCCCAAATCTTCTTAGACTCGAACGCCTTGCGCATGAACGCCTTTCCAGGTCGTCCTTTGTATCCGAACTCCTGCAACCACCAATAATTAGGATTCCCAATCAGGTTGCTCGGGTCGGCGCCGCCGAGAATGCCGCGCCTCGACCCACGGGTGGCGAATATCCACGTCTTTGTCCGAACTCGCACCCAAACGGTGAGCGGTTGCTTCTTCACGTAGTGCGCGACGATGTTGTGCTTGATGTTTCCGGGAACGCGCTGATTCTCCACCGAGGCAAGGTGGTAACCGGCTCGGTGTTTTGCTCGTGCCTTAAACGCCTTGCGTGCCGATTCACTGTCTAGAACCGGGGCGTTACGTTTCGCCTCATCGCGGATCAGTCGCGCCCCGGCCATAAGCCCTCGGTTTATCACGCCGCCGGTCTTCACCCCGAATTCCTCGCGCAACATCTTAAGGTTGTGCTCGATCTGGTCTAGGCCGCTGATCCCGACATTGACTAGACCCGTGCCGGTTTGAACCCCGAGCGTAGACAATGCCATTAGCGTTCCCCGATCCCTTCGGAGCACATCAACTGCAACTCGCGACCGCGCAACTCAGGATCGATCACCGCGAAGATCGAATAGGTCCTGCCGCCGAACGTCAACCGCATTTGCGCCGTGACCTCCGAGCGATAACGCAACCGCACGCGGTGCGTCACCTCTGCATGGTGCTCCTGCGCGGCGAACAGCTCCCGGCCGTTCAACGGCTCGACGCTCGCCCACACGGTGAAATAATCAGTCCACGCCTCATCGGGTTGTCCGCTCGCAGTCTGTTGCGGCGAGCCAGCCACCAAGCGTTGAACGGTCACACGATGGCGGAGCTTGCCGGCTTGTATCATGCGAGGTGCGCGGGCGATACCATAAATTGTCCTTCCTGAACCCCGGCTCCGGTCCCCGTGCTGCTCCACTTATAGAACCAGTCGCCCGATTCACCAGCGTCAATGTCGGCGTGGTAATTACCCACTGAGTCCTTAGTCACGGTGTCAGGCGACCCGCCGTAGGTGTAGACCGTTGTCACGCCAGCCGGAGAAAGAACCGACAGCGTCACCGTCGCTGGGTCAACGTCCGTGCCGTTCTCGTCCTCGAACAGCGCCGTCACGCGAACCGGTTGCCCGAGATCGTAGAGATTTATCGTCATGGCTCCTCGCCAGTTGTGACTAACGCGTGCCGATGGTCGGCGCCAGTCGCCCGACCGAGCTTGTGATCGCCTCCGCTCGGCCCAGAGCGTCTATGGTCCGCCCCGATGATGTGGACCGGGAACCCATGGACCGCCGTCGCCTCAATGCGGTCCGGACGCTCCCGCAACTCGCCGTAACCGATGATGCTCGCCGTGATGCCTTCGCTGTCGATGCGGTCCGGTCGCTCGATCAGCAACCCGGTGCCAGCAACCCGCACGGCGCCGAGACCGATTACCGAATCCGCCGACTCCCTGAGGTAGCCCGCGCCGGTGATCTGGCCAATACCTGCGGACCGAACGGCATCGCCGCACTCCAACAGCGACCCCACCCCGGACACCAACACGACGCCCGTAGCCGAGACGGCGTCAGCCCGCTCCCGCAGCACCGCCTCACCGAACGTCGCCAGCCCGCCGGAGGAATCTACGCGGTCAGGCCGCTCCCTGAGCACCCCTGATCCGGCTACGGCTACCGCCCCCGCGCCCGCTACCCTATCGGATACCTCGCGAACGCTGCCTGCCGCTGCCACAGCAACCGTCGCGGCTGCCACGAGCCGATCCGAGGTTTCCCGCAACACCCCGACGGCGGTGATGCTGCCCGACTTCGGGGTGAAGCCCGCGTAGGGTTGCAGGCCGACCCCGAACTGCCCCGGCCGGGTGACGTGTCCGGGGTTGTGGTCGGATGCGACCAGAACGCCCTCGCCGCTCGTCCGGTCGCCGCGCTCACGGAGCACCCCGTAACCGGTGATCGGCTCCGTCCCGGTCTGCGTCTTGGCTTGGAACCCGACGTAATCCCGCAGCCCCACCGCGAACTGCCCGAGGCGACCCTTCTGCGTCGCTGGCTTGCCGCCCTCCGCCAAGATGAGGTCTGCGGCCTCTACCAGTCGGACGATGCCGGTGATCGCAACCACCGCCGCCGCCTCTACACGGTCGGCCCGCTCCCTCAACGCCCCGACAGTGGCTATCAGCACAACGCCCGCGGCCGTTACCTTATCGCCACGCTCCAGCAGCGTGCCCGCCCCGGTGAGCGCGCCGGTGCCATCCGCAACGATTCGGTCGGCCCGCTCGATCAGGACGCCAACACCCGCCACGGCAACAGAGCCAGCCGCAACGGTCCTGTCGCCGCGCTCAACGGCGACACCAGCACCCGTCACCAAGACGGAGCCAGAGCCCGCCGCCCGGTCCCCGGCCTCGATTAACCGCCCGGTTCCGACTATCTCACCCGGAGCCCCGCCCTTCGGCGTGAAGCCCACGTAGTCGCGCGCGCCGACGCCGAACTGCCCGAGCCGCGCCACCCGTCCGATGGTCCGCGATACCTCAAGCGTGCCGGTGGCGAGCAGCCGGTCGGCCGCTTCGACCAACCGGCCCGCGGCAACGATGGCCACCTGGCCAGCGGATTGAAGCCGGTCGGCCGCTTCGCGGAGCGCGCCCGTCCCGCTTACTGATACGGTCCCCGCGCCGCTTGCCCTGTCGCCGGACTCACGCAGCGCGCCGTCCGCGAACAGCGCAGTGCCGCCCGCCGCCGCGATGCGGTCGGGTTGCTCCCGAAGCGCGCCCGCAGCGGCAATCGCAACCGTGCCCGCCGCCCGTATCGCGTCCGCGGCTTCGGCCAGCCTTCCCGATGCGACGATGGCAACCGCGCTAGCAGAAACCGTGTAATCAGAACGCTCGCGCAGCACACCCGCGCCGAACGTCTCACCGGCGACCTGCTGCTTGCCGGAGAAGCTGCCGTATTTCGACGTGCCAACGGCGATCTGCCCAAGCCGCGCGATGGCACCCGGATCATGCGGGCCGCTCGGCGATACGACCGTTCCATCGGCCGCGATCCTGTCGCCCCGCTCCCGCAACACGCCGACGCCGGTGTTCGTGGAAACCGTGCCGCTCGCCACCGTGCGATCCGCGCGCTCCCGCAGCGCGCCATCACCGAAGAAC